GCCTTCAGGAGGTTGTCGAGGTCGCGGCGGCGGCGGTCCGGCGGACGGGCGATGATCTGCATGCTGATCCGCGCACCGCCCAGGCGGCCGGCCCCGCGCTGCGCCAGCACAGCGCCCGCTACCGCGCGGCGGTAGGCGCGGCCTTGCTTGCTGATCAGCACCCTCGGGAGAGCGCGCCCGCGAATCTGTACGTGGCGCCAGTAGCTGTTGGCGCTCGGGGGCCATGGGAGCGCCAGCACCAGAAAGTATCCGGGCGGGATTTCGAGGGCATCGTCGCTCTGCTCCCGTATCGCACCCGAAAGCTGCAGATATTCCAGACCAGTCACGTCGCTGCCCTCGCCTGCGCGTCGTAGGGCCGCCGGCGCGACCGGTTGCCCCGCGGCGCGGTAGGCCACCAGGGCGTGGGCCTGCCCTCTCGCACAGAGTCGTACTCCAGCAGCAGTCCGGGGCGGGCGCGGTCGAAAGGCGGCCGGACGACATCAGTGGTGCGCAGGAAGCCCCAGCCATCGCCCAGCCAGGGGCCGTGTGCGAACAGCGTCCAGGTGTCTGGCGTCACCGACGTGATGCGGTGCCAGTCGGACCGCCGCAGCCAGTTCAAGGTGCCGGGCACCCGCAGGCGACAATCCAGCACGCAGGCGGCAGTGCGTGGATCGAAGCGCGCCACGCGGTCCTCCCAGTAGCCGCCGGACAGCACCAGCGCCAGCGCGGTTCGCCACGGGTGATCGTGCAGCGCCTCATCGCCGTCACCGTCCACGAAGCGGTGCAGATAGAACGTCCAGCCGAGCAGCTGGCCGACGTAGTAGCGCTCGAGGTAGGGCTCTCCGGGGCGTCTGTCGATGATCCGTGCCGGCAGGTGACCGCTGAACCAGAACAGCAGCCGGCGAATCACGGGTCGAGCTCCACGCCTGCGAGCTCGCCGGCGATCAACCGCGCTAGGCGCGCCACGCGCGCGACGTGATCCGCACGGTCCAACCCGATCGGGCCGCTACGGGCGGGCTTCGTCCGCAACTTCAGCCGGAGCATGTGCTCGCCGGCCTCGTCGTAGCGGCGGTGCCGGCAGTGATCCTGAATGGCGACGCAGTCCGCCCGGAAGGGATGCCAGCGATCGACGCCGAGGTCATCCAGCGGGTCGGTGATGATCTCCTGCTCGCTCATGTGGCGAGGGTCTGGCAGATCGTGATCACGGCTTCACCCTGCGGAACGTTGGGGCTGTGCTGGACGATGGTGAGGTGGGCGTCTGTGCCCTGCTCATCCAGCCAACGACTTGCGATGCGGCCCATGACGCCGATGCCGACCCCGGGACGCACTGCGGAGCGGCGACCGGTCCGAATGTGGATGTAGGTGTCCACGCCGTGCGCGAGGTCTCGTGTTGCCAGGGCCTCGCGGATCCGGCTGGCCGGCACCTGCATGCGGGTCGTGGTGATCATGCCTCGAGCACAATGGATTTCTTCAGGTCGCGGGTCATCTTCCGGAACCGTGCCGCCATCGCGCTGATCGTGTCGATGTGCAGACGAACCGGTTCGTGCGGACCCTCCAGCCATTCGACGTTCTCCAACCCAATTCTGACGATGAGCTCTGGTCTGTAACGGTCGAGGTTACCGGATTTCCAGGCGTTGCAAACGCTGCAAGCCTTGTGGCAGTTGAGCGGATCGAAGCGGAGCTCCGGCGCTGCGCCGACCGACCGGTAATGGCTGGCGTGCCACTGCCCGTCCCAGTCCGCAGGTAGGTGGCAGGACACGCAGCCGAGGTGAGCGTCACGCGCCCGGATGTACGCGTTGAAGGCAACTTGGCACCGCTTCAGGGCAGTGCGCCGGTCGGTCTTCGGGTTGCCGGTTCGCCGGGGCGTGGTATGCACGCGCTTCAGCACGTCCATCTTTGACTGCATGATCGCGCACGGCACCGAGCAGGCCGTCTGGCCCATCTGCATGGGCTGGAACCATTCGCGGCACTGCGCGCACTTCCGGCGCCGTGGCTTGCGGCTGATCTCCGTGCGCTTCATTCCTCCGCCGCGACCGTGTCGAGGTCCACGCCCTCTGCCTCCAGCATGGCGAGCAGTACCGAGAGCTCTTCGCCGCGCTCCTTCCACGCGATGATCCTGCGGCGGAGCGAGAAGTGGCGCGACAGCTGGCGCCGCAGATCAGCCGCCCTGGACTCGTTCCAGTCCGCGTTGCGCAGGTCCAGGGACCGTGCGTTTGCCCCGTCCGCGTGCCCAGCGCGCATTCTCGAATCGGCGGCGTGCTGCTCATGCACTTCGATCTCGGCGCGGATGCGCTCCATGGTGCTCTCCGTGATCGTGGTCATGCGAACAGATCCTCCTGCGCCCTATCGGCAGCCTCCGCAGCGACCGCCTCGCCCCGAAGAACCTCGGCGTGGAGCAGGCGAAGGCGAGCGATCTGCGCATAGCTCGCCTCGCGCTCGATGCCGACAAACCGAAAACCCTCGAGGATTGCGGCCTTGCCCGTGCTGCCGCTTCCCAAGAACGGGTCCAACACCAGGCCGCCCGGCGGCGTCACCAGCCGACACAGGTGGCGCATCAGTTTGGTCGGCTTCACTGTGGGATGATTGTTGTGCGCCGCCTTGTGCGTCCCTTCGGCCTGAAAGGATCCTGGGTTCTGTGCTCCGCTCGACCCGTGCAACGACTGCCACGGCGTAAGCGTTCTCGGCTCGTCGATGGATTCACAGCCCTCGTTGCGATCGGCTCGGTTCGCCTTGGCGCAATAGAAGAATCGAGCGGCACTGCCCGTGCCCGTATCACCGTGAAACGTGCTGCCTGCCTCGTCGATGTTGCCCGCGAAGGCGCCGTAGGTGCTACGGAAGTTGTCAGCGCCGCGGCGACGCACGGGGGCGGTTGCGCCGGCACTGGCGGGGAACAAATCTATTACCTCATCGCTGCCGTCATGCATCACGTTTGCGGGGAAGCGGCCAGACGCAGCAGAACCGCCGCCAGCCCGGAAATTGGTCGCGCCATCTTGGTCGGGCGAGCGATCGACTTCGATCCGGCACCCATCGACGTTGATGGCGCCGCATCCATGCGCCACCACGTTCTGGGCCACGGTCCCGACCAGCGCCTTGCGCGCCAGCACGATCGGCTCGTGCGCTGGCTTGAGAGCGGTGCCCCACCCCTGCCACTGGCGCGCGGCCCGAGTGTGCGCGGCGTCGCGCGTCATCCCACCCTCGAACTTGTCCTCGCGCTCCACGCCGGCCGCCTTGTCGATCGCTTTCGCTATGTCCAGCGACTTCGGAAACCCGTTTCCATGGAGCCACATTAGCTGGTCCCGGACTTCAAATCCCGCATCCTCGACGGCGACGGCGAGCCGGTGATAAGTGCGCGAACCCCCGAACGCGAGAAGATGCCCGCCGGGCTTGAGCACGCGCAGGCATTCAACGAACACATCGACCGCCGGAACGCCGATGTCCCACGCCTTGCCCATGAAGCCCAGCCCATACGGCGGATCGGTCACAATGCTATCGACACTCGCATCCGCCATCCCTCGCATGACGTCGAGGCAGTCGCCTTCGTGGATCGCCCAGCCGCTCCTGCCGCTCACCGCCGCCGCTCCTGCCGCTCGACGCACAGCAGGCAGATGTCGTAGCCCAACGTCGCTTTAATTATTTTCATCTTTCACTCCTTAAATATACACTATTTCTCCTGCGCTTCCGGCTGAGTCAGTGCGATCTCGTACTCTGCAGCCAGCTGCTGAACGCGCTCCATGAACTCGATCATCTGCGCCTTGCTCAAGTCGGACGTGTTGACGGGGACTATCCGCACCTTGCCGAGGATGCGGCGCTCGACCTTCGGCAGGAACCGGTGCTTAAGTTCACGCTTAATGTCTTCCGGCTCAGCGCCAGTCTGGTCCGCCATCTCACCGAACCACATGTGCAGCGTCGCGTTCTGCGACAGCGTGCGCGGCGGCTTGTGCTCCCCGATCTTCACGTCAAGGTGCTTGCCCACGGACTCGGATCGAGCCCACCAGGCGCGGACCTTGCGCAGCGCGGTCATCATGTCGCGCTCGTTGCGGATGACGTAGGTCTGAGGCATCAGCTGCTCCGTTCCAGGTCCAGTTCCATTTGCCAGGGCTCGCCACCGTTGATCGGGTCGATCAGCACCCAGTTGATGCGCTGCACATCTGAAGCCTTCACGCGCGCCACGTTCCGCAATCAGCCATCCGGCGGCGCGCGGCTGCCGCTCGATCTCATCGCCGGCTACGTCCGCTGAGTCAGCCATCAAAAGGGGACGTCGTCGTCGAAGTCTTCGAGGCTGTCCGGGTTGGACACGGGATGGGCCGCGCGCTGCGGCGGCGGCTTCTGCTGCCCGCCCGGCGCGCCGCCGCCCTGCCCCTTCGAGTCGAGCATCTGCATCTCGCTCGCGATGATCTCGGTCTTGTAGTGCTTCTGGCCGTCCTTCTCCCAGGAGTTCGTGCGCAGCTGGCCCTCGACGTAGACCTTGGAGCCCTTGCGCAGATACTCGCCTGCGACCTCCGCGAGACGGCCGAAGAACGTGACGTTGTGCCATTCCGTCCGTTCCTGCTTCTCGCCGGTCTGCTTGTCCTTCCACGTCTCGTTGGTGGCGATTCCGATGCTCGTGACGGCAGCACCGCCCTGCGTGTAGCGGGTCTCGGGATCGTTCCCCAGGTTCCCGATCAGCATGACCTTGTTCAGACCGCGGCTCATTGCCCTGCTCCTCATGCCAGTAGGTGAGCGGCGCAGGCATCAGAAGTCGTCCTGCGGCGCGGCGCGCGGCGGGGGCGGCTCGTAGCCATGGGCCAGCGCCTCGAAGGCCATCCGGTGCAGCTGAGCGGACACCCGATCGGTGCCGATCTCGCCGTCCCGGTTCTTGGCCGTGATCAGCTCGGCGAGCCCCTTGTCCGGGCTCAGCTCGTGGTAGACCTCGTCGCGGTAAACGAACGTGACGATGTCCGCGTCCTGCTCGATCGATCCGGAGCCGCGAAGGTCGGCCATCACGGGGCGCCGGTTCGTGCGCTTCTCGAGATCGCGATTCAGCTGGCTCAGCAGGATCACCGGGATGCCGAGTTCGCGCGCCAGCTGCTTCAGCGTGCGCGTCGCGTCGCCGAGCCGCTGCGTCTCGTTGTCCCCCTGGCCGCCGGTGAGCAGCTGCAGGTAGTCCACGACCACCAGCCGGACGCCTTCGGTGGCATGCAGGCGCCGTGCGCGCGCGCAGATGTCCAGCGCGGTCAGCGGCGCGGCGTCGTCGATCTGCAGGTTGACGTCCTTGGCGGCGCTCATCGCGTTCGTCAGGCGCGGCCACTCGTGGTCGTCCAACTTCCCGCGCTTGAACGCAGTGAGGTTGATCCGGCTGCGACGGCTGAGGTCGCGCTCGATCAGCTTGGCCACGCTCATCTCGAGCGAGAACACGAGCACGGCCGGGCCCACCGGACGCGGTAGCCGATCCGCCAGATCCGATGCGATCTGCATCGCCAGCGTGGTCTTGCCCATCGACGGTCGGCCGGCGATCACGATCAGGTCGCCGCCCTGCAGACCGTTCCAGCGTGCGTCGAGCTCGGGGATACCTGTCGGCTGGCCGATCGTCCCGCCGCTCTGACGACGGTCGAGCTCGGCCACGAAGTCGCGCAGGCCCTCGCGCATGACGACAGGCCCACCGCGCTGCGCATCCGCGCCGATCTGCATGATCCGCGACTGCGCGTCCTGCAACGCCGAATCCTTGCCCTGGAACGCGTCATCCGCGATTGCGTTGCACGCAGCGATCAGCCGGCGCAGCTCCGCGCGAGCGCGGATGATCTTCGCGTAGGTGCGGGCGTTGCTGACGCCCGGCGTGGCGTCCACGATCTCGGACAGGTAGCCCACGAGATCGGCGCCGCGGTGCAGCCGCTCTGGCATCAGCGCCAGCCGATCCGCCAGGGTCAGCAGGTCCAGACCGCCGCGGCCGTCCATGACCTCGCAGATCGCCCGCCAGGCCAGCCGGTGGTCCTGGCGCCAGAAGTCCGCCTCGTTGACGGCGTCCGCGACGTCCCAGAACGCCGACTCCGACAGCAGCACGGCGCCGATAACGGCCTGCTCGGCTTCGACGCTGTGCGGCGGCATTCGCACGATCCGCGGGGCGGGGTCGGCGGCAACGGTCATCGAGTCCCCCCCATCGGCGCAACGTGCCGACACTGGCCGGGGTCGCAATACGTGTGCTGCCTCGCCTTGAGCAACTCGTCCTCGCGCAGCAGCCAGTCCAGCCGCAGCCGGAATGGCTGACCGTTGCTCTGCGGCTTGCGGCCGGTGAGGTAGGCGGACTGCGCGAGGTGTTCGAACAAGCGCGCCCAGAACGCCGGATCGGGATCAGGCGCGCGTCGGTCACGACGCATCTCGGCGACCCGGCAGCCGAGGTTCATGCGCATGCTCGTCGAGAGGCCCTTGCATTGGACGGCCAGGGTGCCGGCGAAGGCCGAGTTGAACGCGTCGACGACCTGCTCGCCGATCTGCCATGCGCTCAGGCTGTTCGGTTCCGTGTTCGGGTTTTCATCGGCGGACGGCGAAGGCGGTTGCGCGCCTGCGCGCGTCTCCTCCCGTTCTAACCCGTTCTTCCCGTTCGTAGGACACGTGTGTCCGGGGTTGCGGACGCCTGTGTCCGGGGTTGCGGACGCCTGTGTCCGCCCTGACAAATTGTCCGCCCGGACGCCTGTGTCCGCCCCCTCACCGTCCGTGCCGACCCCGGACAAATTGTCACCCCTGACGCCTGTGTCCGGGGTTTGGCTGGTCTCCGGAACGTGTCGATCCGATGCCCAGTTCAACTGGTAGAGCGTTCGACGGCCGTCTCGATACACCCGCGCCAGCACGTCCATGTCCTCCAGGCTGGCAAGGATCCGCCGCACCGATCGCTCCGTCATGATCGCCTCTTCAGCAATGCCGGTGACGGATGGATCGCAGACGTCGTTCTTCCCGTGGTGGGCGTCCGCCAGCAGCATCAGAACGAGCTTCTGACCGCTGTTGTCGGTACGGACACGCTTCGCCCAAGCGACGGCCCTGATGCTCATTCGCAAAACTCCAGCGCCTGCTGCATCCGCACGGCGCGTTCCACGCGTTCGGCCTCCTCGACGTACCACTGGCACTTGCGGCACATGCCTGCGGCACTGAGCTGGCCAGTCGGCTGCCTGCAGGATTCGCAGGTGGGGCGCCGCGGTCGGCCATGCCGCATCACGGTTACGGTACCCATCAGCACACCCCACCAAGGCACTCACCGGCCGCCAGCCGGACACCGTAGTCGCCCTGCTCCGGGCTCCGCAGCCGGTTCCGCACGATGAGCCCGTCGTCCTCAAGCTCGCGCAGCGCCTTTGCGACCGTGTTGCGTCGCGCCCCCAGTGCATCCGCTACCGTGCCGACGGTCGTGTCAAAGTGCGGCGCGCGGCCTTGCGAGACGATGATCCAGATCAGTACCAGCCGCGTCATGGGCGTATGGCCCAGGCCGACAGCGTTTCGGACGCTATGTTTCACATTGAACCCTCCATCAATACAGGGTGGACCATATTATGCTTCACGAGCGGGGTCAATCTTTTTGTGTTGGTGGTGTTGACACCCGGATATAGGGTGCGTACTGTTCTGGGTGTGGGAGACGTTCCCACGGCGTACACGGAGACGCACTCATGGCGACCCAGACCCGCATCACCCTCAAGAAGGTCCGCATCGCGAAGAACCTGTCCGAAGAGACGCTGGCCTACACGGCAGACATCTACTTCGACGGCGAGAAGGTCGCCTACGCTCGCAACGACGGCTGCGGCGGCGAGACCCTGATCAACCCGTTCCAGAACACCTTCACTGCCATGAAGCGTGCGGACGAGTTCGCCTGCAGCCTTCCAGCAGACACGAGCCACGGCATCACCATCGACTCAAGTCTGGCGTGGGTCGTGAACAGCCTCGCCTACGACGAGGAGATCGCGCAGGAACTGAAGTCGCGCATTAAGCGTGGCGTGATGTTCATCAAGGGCAGCGCAGAGAACCCGCAGGGCCCCATCTATCGCCTGAGCGTGCCGCGTGGCCGCAAGGTGTCCGAGGGCCTCGACGTGGTCCGCAAGCGTGGCAACACGCCCATCAACGACCTTCCCTTCGACGTGGCCCTGCGCCTGTACAAGGAGGTCGCATGAGCATCGTGAACTTCAACGACTACGCCCCCTATGACGTGGACGGCGAGCGCCGCGCGGAGGAAGAGATGGCGAACCAGCAGCAGTGGATGGATGCTGAAGAGGAGGCCCGCGCGATCATCG